GTTCTTGGAAAAGCAATATCTTCTGGTGGAAGTTTTTTAAACTTATTTCTACAATCATCTATGTAATCAATCACATCATCTTCACTTCCACTCATTATTATCTTAAGTGCATCCTTAATCATAGTACGACAAGGTGCTGGTGTTGAGGATTTAACTGCCTCAATACCCATCATTTTTAATTTTGGCTCTTCGTACCTGACTCCTTCACTATCCCATACATTTAAAATGTAACGTTTTTTAGCAGTCCAGATACCACGGTCAGCAATATTCTCCCGTGCCATGACCATCTTCTGCTCATAAGCATTTACGTAGGTCGCCAATTCTTTGTAAGCACCTTCAATAAAAGGCTCAAATTCCATTTCACAGATCTTATTAAGGAACGTGACAACGCCCTCATTAGTTTTCTCTCTTCCCTTGTATACAGCCTCGACCAGAGGACCCAAGTTAAGATAAATGGAATCGGTATCAGAAGCAATAACATAATCCTCTCCTTCAGTTTTTAAAATCTTATTGATGTGAGCATTCATTCTATTCTCAATCCATCGAATAGAAACCTGCCCTGACAGAGTAATTGCCTCTGCGTTTGCTAATTTATAATACCTAAAGTATTGATTACCAATAGCACCATAAGCAGAGTTCAATTGAATCTTACGTGCCATCTGTATATTATTACATCTAGCAATCTCTTTAGTAAGAGTATTTGATGGATTCTTTTCATACTCCTGCTTTGCAGCAAGCATCTTCTTTTTGTATATCGTTCTATCCTTATAAATCTTCTCCATCAATTCTGGTAAGAACCCACGCACATCCCTACGATATTGTGCCCCATTAGCACACGTAGCAAACTCACCAGATAAATCAATCTCTTTATTTAAGATCCTCTCAACGCTCGCACTGGGATGTCTAGTCTCCCTGATGGTTTCGGGACTGATATTATACTGCATAATAAGATGAGGGTACAAGCTATTGAGGTCAAAACTAACCACCCAATCATAGCGTCCTGGTTTCGGTTCCTTGACATAAGCTCCTGCGTACTTTGCGTCTTTATCAGATCTTTCTTTTGGAGGAATAACAATGTTCTTCTTCTTTAAGTAATTATAAATTATGGTATCCCACATACGAACTTGTGAGAACACATCAGCATAATTTGCCTTTGCGTCATATGCCATAACTATGGCAAGTTCGATGAGTTTCATCTTGTCTTCCATACGGTCAACAAGTTCCACGTCAATTATATTATACTCTACAAACTTTTGCCAACCCTTTGTGTAGAAGTCCTTAAACGTATCAAACTCACTGTGGTCTAACTTCTTCTGCCCAAGTTCTACACTAGCAATATAATCCAACCTATAAGACTCCTGTGCCTTATAAGTAAACTTCTTATAAAGATCAAGATAATCTAACTGTGTTACACCACCAACATCATAGGTAATATTCTTACGTCCCATGATATGAATTTCTCTTTCAGTCACCAATCCCCAAGGTGACATACGACGCATAAGTTTCTCACCTAGAATCCTTTCTAAACGACGACAAAGATATGGAATATCATACAATGTACTATTCCACCCAGTAATAACTTCTGGTGTATTATCCTCGATCATCCACCAGTTAATGAAATCATTTAAGAGTTCATACTCAGTCCTGAATGATTTGTATATAACATTATCCTGCTTATTATTAAATGGACCTAATCCCCATGTCCTAATCTGCTTTGTATTATAATCCTGTAATGTGATAAGAAGTATCTCTTCTGCAGCAGATTCTACATCAGGGAATCCATTCTCCGACTTAACCTCAATATCAATTGTTGTTATCTTAATCTTACTTACATCAAACTTTATCTCTTCCTCTGGATACTTCTCAGAAATATACTGATAGATATACCTATCATTACCATAGATCTTAAAGTTCTCTACACCATCATATCTCTTTATAAACTCACGACAATCCCTAACAGAACCAGGTTCAACTGATTCTACATACTCACCTTCTAAAGTTTTATACTTAGACTTCCGTTTAGAAGGGACAAATAAGGTTGGATAGAACTTTTCTCTAGTAGCAAAGTGTCTTCCATTTTCAACTCCACGAACCAGAAAGTTGTCACCAACCATCTGGACATTAGTATAAAATCGCATTACGCAGTTAGTTCAAGATACTTTTCAATAACTTCGGCAGTTGGTTCTGCAATGGTTAGTATATCACTAGACCTAATCATTATATCTGCTTGATATGTTGCTTCAGGCCAAGGACGCATATCATCCTTAGAATAAAAACGATATGGATTTAATAACTTACAATCAGGATCACCGATCTCTGCATCTAACTGAACCATCTCAGTGATGATAACGTTATCAACATCCAATAATATACACTTAATCACTTTTTCCATCTGTCTTCTCCTGGTACATTTTTACTACCGACTCTAACGGTTCAACTATAGTCACCACCCAATCTGTAGGGACAACAACTTCAGTATCTGCAGATAATATAATCCAAGGTGATAATGTTACCTCTAGACTTGAATCATTTTGTGTTTCTTCTTCAGTTAGAAGCATAGGTTGTGCAGTAACAACCTTATGAGGTCTCGTAAATAGATACCCACGAACCTTCTCTTCATCTTTCGATACCAATTCCTTAGCTTCAGCAATTACTTGCTCACCAGACTTCAGTACGGCTAATTTAACAGACATAGTAAATTATTTCGTATATACAGTATAGCATTAAAAAGGGGGTGTGTCCACCCCCAGATATTTAGAGATAATCCTTACGAGCATGATGCTCAGGAACTACTTTACCTAAGTCCACGGTGAGGAGTCCATCTTCAAAGCCGACGGATCTAATTTCCGTATCGTCTGTGATCTGCCAGACTCGTTCAAAGGAACGTTGGGCCAATCCTTTGTGGATAAATTCTCCAACATCTTCTGATTCTTCTTTCTTGCCCTCAACATATAGTTTTCCAAACTCAGTATAGACTTTAACTTCATCTTTCTTAAACCCCGCAAGGGCGATTTCAAGTCTCGATTCATGATTGTTTAATTGTACTAGATTGTATGGTGGATAGTTTGACGTTTGCGTTGGCGAATTAAAAAATCTGTCCAGATAGTCATCCATCCCGATGCCATTTTGTCTTATCACCTTCATCAATTCTGGAAGGTTGGCACTATGATACGTTGCTAGGTTAGTCATTTTTAGCTCCTTATTAAGCGAGTTTGTGTTTTGTTGTCCCCGAAGGCGACACTACTATTTATCTTAAATTGGGTATCTTTCCAGTCTTGAACATGGTAGGCATAACCGCCCAGATCTTGTACTGCTTTCGCTAAAGGATAATCATTTTCACCCTCCTTCATCATATCACCAAAGAAATGTATCTCATCTTCCTTAGAGAAATCTCTTAATATTTGACTCTTATCACTACCATAAGGTCCAATATCAATACCCGTCTGTCCTCCAAGAACCACAGTCAAACCAGGAAAAGCATTTTTAATTCTGTCTGCTATATCTTCCCTCTCCAATCTTTCTTCATCCCACTTTACATATTCCTTTCTACCAAGAGAAGAATCCTTATCTCTACCTAAGATACTAAAATTAATTCCACCAGGTCTTCTCTCAATATGATTCCCATTACGAAGAGGGAAACAACTATAATCTAATTCATCATATAAAAATCTTTCTACATCCCTAGGCAACTCCCATTCAGATCTATAAACATTCTTATCCTGTTCATATACATCAGCACCAGAACAATTATAAACTCTTTTAACTGCATTAAATAAATCCACACCAATCTGCTCTAATGTCTTATCTCTATCACTACCCGTAACAAGATAAACATCATGCTTTGCTGCGAAAAACATCATGAATAATAAAAATTCTGGATCGATCTGTTCTCTACTAGGAGTCAGAGTTCCATCAACATCAAAAATAACTTTAATAATCGTATTCGTCAAGTATCTCCAAGGCATTATTCAATACCTGTTGTGCTGCATTTCTCTCTTGCTTATTCCAATTAGGATACCAATGCTTATCAGCAATCCCCCTTTTAATTTTAAGGAGACGAGATTCCATATCAATTTTTTTCAAACGGCCATTCATATATTCAGGGTACTGTGGGAAAGGACTATTCGGTCTCGTCAACTTTTTTCTTCTTGCTACCTATATTATACTTTGTTTCAAGTATCCAGTCACCTTTGTCTTTATATGCCAACACTTTGATCTGGTTTAATGGAGCAATATCCTTGATTTTTTCAGAATCAACAACACTTACTAGACCCCAATCAGCAAGAAGCTGAGCAATACGATTCCTACGCTGAACATCGTTAAGAGTAAGGTTAGCGTGTTTCCCATCTAATGCAAATAATTCCTTAAAATGCACAAGGTAATATCTTCCTTGCTTGTGTAGGATGTGACATGATTGATAAATCTTCTTTTCTTTGCGAGAAGCTACACCAATTCTTGTTAAAGTCTCTCTGACCTTGAGGAAGTCATCGGGTTCACCCAATACCACTTCTACCATTTGGTCAGGTGCCCACTTCACTTCAGGTTCTTGAACCACACTCATCGTCTTCCTCCAGTTTCAAATTTAGATTTAATAAAATTCAGTTGTTCTTTTGTGAGGATTCGAAGTGCCTGTTTTGCTTTTTCGTTACTATAACCATAATAACGTTTCACCAAATCAAGGTTTTTGATTTCATCCCTACGGAGCCAAGGAGAGAATCTCTTCTTAGGTCTCAAGGTATTTAGCAAAAAGTCATATTGAGATTTCTTTGGAAGGAAATTATATCTATTCATCTCATTCGCAAACATTACAGAGTCAAGATGTCCTGAATAAATGCGGTTAATAATGTATGGAGAATACTCCTTCTCTAAGGAAGGATCCTCATCAATCAAATTCTTCTTTGTTCTATTGATTGAATTCAGCCAATCCTTCAGTTCCATAATTAAGTAGAAGTAATTCTTTACGTTGTTGTTGGTCTCTCATGTATTCACCAACAGACCTCATAGTATATGTGAGGTCAAACTCAGCAGCAGTCCAATCTTTAAATCGATTTTTAACTAACTGGGATGAGTTATATGATACCATCATATGAGCAGTATGTCTATCACAATCTTCTGCGAATTTATCATGGTCAAATCTCTTATGCATAGCACCCTTCTTACCATATAGATTATCTTTAATATCGTATGGAGGGTCTAAGTATATAAATGCATCTTGCCAATTAGTTAGAAGGTCGCCATAGGTGGTATTACTAATCTTCCAATCAACAATGATTCCTTGGTATCCAATGAGTTTTTCGATACCTCGCATTGAGAAGTTGGATTCACTTGCTTGGGGACTGAAAGAAGACGATTCAGTGAGACCACTAAAAGAGCACTTATTAACGATATAAAAAGCAACTGCTCTATCTTGGTTATTTTTCTCTCCGTCATTAATAATTTCCTTTGATTCATTAAATAATCCCCTAGCAGAATCTCTGTCGGGGTGTTTTTGTTTTAAGTCACGTATATCTTTATATAACTCCTCACCATTATTCTGGATACTTAACCAGAAATTTACAAGAGGTTCATATAAATCATTAACCCAAATACTTAAATCTGGATACATCTTAGAAAGATATATTGCTACACTTCCACCACCTAAAAATGGTTCACGGAATTCTTTATACTCTCTAAGGTCTGGAAGATACTGTCCCATCTTCGTGACAGCACGGGACTTTCCTCCAGGATATCTAAGTGGAGTCTTCAGGGATTTCTTGCTCATAATCTAAAGATAGTTGAAGTGCATCATCAAAATTGGTATATGTGGGTGGGTGAAAATTACAATACTCATTAAAGGTAATCTTCATTTCCTTATGAGTTAAATTACAATGTTTTGCTGCTTGAGGTAAATTCCATTTAGCAGAAAACAACATTTCCATTGCTTCCCTGGTCTCTGGTCTCACTAATAATACTTAATAGGATCTCTTTCTACTTCGACAATAATACCGTCAACAACTCTATCAAATGAATCTGCCATTCTACGATAACCTGACCCAACATACATCTGTCCAGCAAATACTGATACAGTTGCAGCACCCCAAAATAGATAATAGAATCTAGATTTTACTTGATGTCTTTTCTTTTTATTAGTCATGATGAAAAAT